AAACTCAAACATATATTTTTTGGACTGGTTTCGTAGCATATCGATTACTTCTTCATTAACGTCTTCATGTTCACTTAAATGAATTTTTAACTCATCTTCATCTATATTAACCATCATGTGTGTATTGCGGTCATAAAAACGCCGTGCTTCAGTGGGATCTACTGTACGTTGTCCGTCTTCTGTGAATAAAACAACACTTGATCCTGTTCCTTTAAGAATATTAAATATTTCGGATGAAAATCCTTCGTAATCTATAGCCATGTAATCTTCCTAATCATTATATGTATTTATTATATTATACCTATTGGCATTGGTTTTATATCGCCGCCTTCGTCCTCAAACGTATCGTGTAACGTATCAAATACAGTACCATCAAACTGTCCTATTGTTATTGCCATACGTACAACTAATAATGTTGCCATAACAAGATCATCTGTATTACCATCTTTGGCGGCATAAGATGCTCCCCGTGCTACAAATGTTTTTATTTCACGGATAAGATTTGGACTACACAATATCATTTTATCATTTTCAACCCAACTTTTAAATTTAGCACATGCAGTTAACTTGCTTTTATTTGTTGTTGTAAACCCTTGTCTATATCTACGAACACTACCTGCTCTTTTAGGTTCACTAAGAAATGTGCCGGGTATATTTTCTTCGCCCATTTCACGAATTACAACTATTGCGGCTTCTCCTAATGTATTATTTTCTACACTCCAATATATTTCTGCTGTATTTTCACTTTCTTCTTCTATTACATTACACATTTCACGTAGAATTCTTATTTGTCCTTGTACGGGTGTTTTATTATGCATCCATTCTGCTACTTGTTTACATCCAGGCAATTCATATACTTGAATGGCAGCATTATCACCGCCTGTACCTAAACTAGGATCTAAACCCAAGCAATATACTTTATCTTTTACTATTGGAGAAAACCATCTAATTTGCCCCGTTTTACGTAAAACATTATGACTTTCTAAAAGCGGTAATTTAAGATTATTAATAAGAGTTTCGTCATTGGTAATAAATTCACACTCGTGCTCTCGTCTAAATCTATCTTCTCCTATTTTTGCTTTTTCCAATGATGCCCATTCTTCATCTCTATCTGGATGTTCTGGCCATTTTACTAATATAGAAGCAAACCCATTTCTACCAGTTTTTTGTTCATTTCCATATGGATCTACTGTGTTTATTGCTTCTCTCCAAATTCGTGCAAATTGATCGTCGTCTTGATTTGGCGTAGATGTAATAAGACATTTACCTCCTGTAGATAATGTAGGAGATAATGCTGTCCAAAATTCAGATGCAATACGTGGAGGTACAAACGCAAACTCGTCTAGGTATATTAATGTTAAAGATAAACCTCGACCAGTAGTTTCAGTTGTTGCTTGGGATATAATCCTAGACCCATTATCAAATTCTATAGAATTTCTATTATATGCAGTTACGCCTGCTCTAATAAAATTTGGTAAACTTTCATATGCAAAACGCACTCTTGTCATTATTTCTTGTGCGCCAGAATATTTGTGTGCCGCAATAAGGATTGTACTATCTGCTTTAAACATAGCATACCATAATAAGTATCCTGCCGCACAAGTAGATTTTCCTGTTTGTCTAGCGAGCATAGCAATAGAATATCTATTATTATGATATACGTCTATTAAATCTCTTTGATAATCATATAAATTAAATTTTATACGTCCTAAAATAGGATGTTGTATAAGACAGTATGTATTTAAAAAATATGCAGGATCATCATAACAATCTTGTAATTCTGTTAACTGCTTTTTTGAAAACTTCTCTGATCTATGAGGTTTCTTGATTAATTGCGTGTCAACTGTGGAACTGACCATAATAATATTTAGTACAAAAAAAATGGGCCGTTTTGGCCCATTCTTTTATTATATTTGTGTAAATTATTTGTCTTCTTTATCTTCTTCTTCGTCGGTTGTTTCTTCAACAACTTCTTCTTCAGATTCTTCTGCTTCTGCAACCGGTGTGTATACTGGAGGATTAACTCCTGCTAATGAAAGCATTCTATATAAGCCTGCATAAGGATCTACTGTTTCTTCAACTTTTTCTTCTTCGTCTTCTTCAACAGTATCGTCGCTATTGCCTTGTTTCTTAGCAATTGCATTTTGTAGTCCTTGAGGTAATTTCTTTTGAGCAGCTGTAAGTTCTTCTGTTACTTCCTCTACATCCTCATCTTCTTCTTTGGCTTCTTCAACTTCTTCTGCTTCTTCTTCTTTGGCCTTTTCTGCAATTTCTTCATGCACTTCATTAACAAAAGTTTTATAAGAAGCAGTCATTTCTTCTTCTGTAATTGGGTGTGGAAACTCTGGGGATGCTAAATCATGGTTTAAATATTTACGTAGGCTTAATTCTACATTTGTTCCCCAGTCACGTAAATCGCCCATTTCTTCTTGGTCTGGATGATTTGTTGCTTCGGGTGTATTTTCCCATTCTTCATCTAATTTAACACCTGACAATTTTATAATATCTTTAAGTTCTCTGTTCATTTTTAACTCCCTATGGGTGATTTTGTGTTACCCTCTCCGATTCCATCCTCGACACCTTTAGGTGTTTCACCAATTATATTTTTTTTACGGTCTGCACGTACTTTTGCCAATTCTTCTGTAAATTTGGAATTATACACATCGCCGTAATGTTTTTCTGGTTCTATCTTTGCCGCATCCGAATATTCGGAATCTTCTAATTTAGATTTGGCTTCTTTTTCGTTCATTGGTTCGTCATCTGGCGAACGAACTACTACGTGTGTTCTACTAAGGCCTGTTGCCTCACAAATTTCATCACGTAATACATCACTTACTACAGGATAATCTAATACAAAATCTACTATAGTAACTTCGCGTCCTCTGGATTCTGCAAAATCCATTGGATTTGATTGTGCTATTGTTTTCTTAGGTTTTGTAATTTCCTTAACGCCGTATTTTTCTAAATGTGTTTCCATTCGATCTAGCATTGCTTCTGTTACATCGGTTGCAAATTTAATACGCAATGCGTATTCTTTGTTCGATTCTGCTAGATATTCATAAAATGTTTTCATGATATATTCCTGTATTAAATATATTTATATCTTTATTTATCTTTAATCCTGTTTGCAATGGCATCTAAAATAGCATTACGGTCTGTTACAATATGACCTTCACCAGGAATAATGGTTGTTTCTTCAGGATCTTTCTCTGTATCCAATTTTGCTTTTCTAATTTGTAACTCAATCATTTTAAGTTTTTTTTCTAATTTTGCCGTTTTTGCTTCTATAGCATTTTTCATCATCTTAGATGCTACATCAAATACATTAGCGGCATGCCTATCTTCCATGTTATGCCCTAAATCTATTAGTGTATCAAATGTTTCCATTGCTTTTAATGCATACGCATCCATATCTCTATCTAAACTTTCCATACCTGTGACTTCAGGTAATGCATTGTCTATTTTATCTGCTAATGCAAATGTATCTGTTAGTTTAGCATTAACTTCAATTATATCTGAATGATCGGGATCATGCCCATTTTTTGCTGCCGCGTCTGCAAGTGCATCCCGCGGAGTATGATTTAATACTTCCTTTAAAGGAGGTAAATTAAAAGTTTCTTCCAAGTTCTTTGTCATTTACGTTTTTTCCGCTTTGTTTGTGTTTGTGGTTTTCTAAAAAGATGATCTTCTGTTACAACCCTAAATATCATCCCTTTATCTTTAGTCCATGCTCTTGCCGCTTCCCATTTTGCTTCATTTACAACTGCTTGTGCTTTTTGTGTTTGAGATTTAGCATGATCTAATGTTTGCATTTTTGGTTTGATTTCTATTATTTCTGCATGTTTTTTTCCATTTTTATCTACATATACCATAAAGAAATCAGGTACATAATTTGTTTGTTTACCACTTATAGGATTACGATAAGGTATTCTTGTTGCTTCACTTGCCCATCCTATTACATTGGGATGGTTATCGCACATACGCATAAATGTTAATTCCCAACCGCTACGATAACGTGGTCGATGTTTACCTACATATTTTTGTGGAAACTTTGGTGAATAAACTCCTTGTTGAAAACTAGCCATATTTTATTCGCCGGTAGTATCAGTTCTCCAGTTATTTCCATATTCTATTGCTTCATATGAGAAATTCAATGACCATAAAACAGGAGACGAATCTGAATAACTTAATGTATCATGTTGAACCATTACAAGCATTGGATTAATAATAGATACATCATCACGAAAAGTACCAGCATGTTTGTGTTTATCATGTCCTTCTTGAATAAGATTTACATTTGTCATAGGTTGTTTATACGGCCGGCCGTCACCGAATTCTCTAATAATCTTAATTCGTTTAATAAAATATTTGTCTACATTTAATCTAGGTGGTTTATAACCATATCCTTTTGCATCCGGATCACCTGGTTCACCTGGCAGCTCATCATAATCATCTACAAACCCCTTATCCGGAACTGTATCAAGTTGATATGTAGTTATTGGTTTTTCTAAATTTCCAAAGTAATATAAATTATATGCCCTAATTAAATTTTCTATCTTACTATCAACTGTATCATGGCATTGCAATGTTATTGGATTATATTGTATACCGGTCATTACTACTCGTTTTCTATTATATTGATTTAATGTTTGTACATCATATGAATGACTAGGAAGTTCTACGGATTGTGCCCTAAATGTAAAATCTCTTTCATCGATATTAGGATTACGAGCATTAATACCTGCATTGCTTAATGCATTACGTACATTACCCCATTCATGATTTAATGTAATTGCAATAGTATATTGAAACTTCATTCGCGGTTCAGCGATTGACGAAACGCCAAACGATTGATCCGAATTATATAATAATGTTGTTTGATTGATTGCCATTACAATACTATTTACCACAAAAAAAGTCCCGCATATGCGGGACTATTTTTTATATTATATGTACTCTTAACCTTCAGGACCACCTGATGGTGTTGAAGCTACCGAAGAACCAGTTGCATTATCACCACCTATTGTTCCTATTGTTGCATGGTTCAAGTAAGCATCTGTGCCAGACTCAGTATAAGATCCCTTACCATGTTGAGCATTATCGTAACGTATTGTACAAGTAACCTGCTGTTGGTCACTGTTACCATAACTTGAATCACCATATGCTATGTCTGAAATATAACAACCTGCCAAGTACCAATGATCTAAAATATTACCAGCTGATGGATTATCATCGCCGTCTAATGTTTGTATTTCCATAAAGAATTTATAATTAGCACCTGCTTTTGCGGCAGATTGATCATAATGATGTAGTTGATTCTGTAGCTGTTGATCAAGTGCTTTAATTGTATGACTTTGTACTTCGTCCCGTAAAATAACAGTAACAGGAGCCCATGTATGTTTGCCAGCTAAATAAATCCTTGAATTGTAAACGTCTAAAATCATTTCATCATGTGTTAACTGAGGCCGTGTAACAGAAATAACTTGTCTTGTTACAATATTATTATTGCTTGCGCCACCCATATTACCAAATAACACTCTAAAGCGATATTGTAATTTGGGCATTAATGTTTGATGAGACCCAGCTACTGGTACACCAAATTTTCCTAAAACTGACATAATAGTCTCCTATTCCATTTAAATTGTTAATTGTATTTATACAATTCTCTTAAAATCTAATTTAAAAAGGGCACCTTATAAATAAAAGTATAAGTAAAAAGGGCACCTTATAATGAAACAAAGACCTATTTGTACTCAATGTATGAAAAAACCTGCCGCAATAAACTATTATAAAAATAGTGTGCCTTTCTATAGGTCAAGATGTGATAGTTGTGTTAGAAAAAATAAAAAAATAAAATCTCCAACTAGAATTCCTCGAAAAATTGTTGCCGACTTATAAAACAAAAAAGGCATGCT